CATTCGGAGCAGCGACAGCGAACGCGCTGTATGCCATCAGTAACACAGTAATCATGCGCTTCATTTCTTCCCCTCGATATGAACTGGATGAACGACTGCGCCGGAATAGCGCGTCACTTTGGCACCGTCAATTTCGCCAATAGTCTGCGGTCCCATCTGGACGAACATTGAAGGAGATTCATATCGCAAACGGCCCGCCTCATCCGCGATGACGACATAGCTTGTCGTGCCAAAACGCGCCGTCCCTACAATGCGCCACGCATCGGAAAATGCAGGCTTCGCGGGCTGTGCAGCAGATTGCTTTGTGTTGTTAGCGTTCGTGTCTTGGTTTCCTGCGCGAGTTGATTCCCCAGCTGACTTAGGATGAAAAAAGCGATTGATGCTGTACAGACCTACCACCAAGGCCACCAGCAGAACCCCGGCTGTCATCCAGATCTTTTTACGCGCCAGCATGTTTTGGCGCTTATCGACGTTGACGATTTTCCCGTCTGCGCCGCCCTTGAAGGAGGAATACAGAGGAAAGATATCTTTGCGATACTTGCGCAGTTCAACGCTGATCCGCGCTGCCTTGCTCTGCTTATTCCCCTCGAAAATCGATACGCTGTAATGCGTAGGCATGCCTAGCGATATCTTCTTGTGCGTGCGGATGTGAAACGCCACCACGTTTTTTACAAAGCGGTTCAGCGTGGACATGTCCTGAATCATCAGCACCAAATCGCAGGCCACTCCCGTTTGTTCATTGGTGAAATGGCGATGTTCCAAGAAGAAACTTTTATGTTCCTGCATGAGATTTGCACCAGTGGCAGGCCAGAAGCGCCACGCCTCATCGATGCAAACCAAATCCCCAGGCTGGACGATGGTATCGGTATGCGCACCTTTCTTGTCGTCGTAATAGGGGAAGAAATTGGCGAGCGCGACATCACCATTTGTCACATGGAGCACCTCCCCTAATTGCTCAGGAACTGGCTTGTATGTCTTTCCAATGTAGGCGCGGATCTTCTCTCCGTCGATCCCGTCCACATTGGTGACCACGCGCCGTCCTTTGGCAATGGCAGGGACAATCACTTCCGCCACCACCTCATAACTTTTGCCGGAACCCATCAGGCCGGTATAGACGTTGATCCCCATGATTAGCCTATCAGCGGAATACGGCGGATCGTGAAGCGCGTCACGTAGGCCGAGAGCAGCAGCGGTATCCCTGCCTTGATATTGAACAGGTTCAGGAAATACCAGACCGCGTTGGGAATGCCGCCAAAGGCATTCGTGAGCTGATCGCCAGTCGGAAGGAATTGCACGATGACGGCCATAAATTCAGTCGTCACGAAGAACAGTGCGAAGAAGACGACGAACTTAACAATAATCGACCGCAGGACGAATGCAAGGACCGCATTGAGCGCCGATAGAACGATGCCAAACATGTCGTCTCTCCTTTATGAGCGCAGCACAATGAACAGAGCTAGGAGCGCATAGACCACGGCCATTGCCGCATAGAGAGACGACCTCGATTGCTCCAGGAGCGGACAGTGATCCTTGAACGCGATATCTTTGCCGAAAACGGGAACAGTCCAAGTCGGGCATTGCACATCCACACTAGGGACAACGAAGGATTTCAGTGTCGGAAAGATATTGCGCGTGGGCGCAATAATTTGCGTGGCCGTTGGAATGGGCTCCAAGGAGGGGGCGCCAATGCCGGGATCAGGTCCGAGGTTTTCCAGCGGCTGAGTGCTGGGATTGCTGCCTGTATTCGGCGCAGAACTGGACGGATCAACCGATGATTGTGGAGTGCTGGAAGTAGGTAATCCAAACGGCGACGAGCTAGCAGGCGAACTAGAAACCGGGCCAGTACTCGGAATCGGATTGGTCACATTACCGGTGCCGGGATCTACTGGAGTGGCCTGCTGAGGTGTTGCGAAATCTCCTACCGTCGGCCAGTAATCGGGGTGCGAAGATTGCCAGTTGGAGACATCCCCCGTTGTGATCGGATTGGAGGCGTCATAAGGCAAACCATCATAGCCGGACGAACCTGCAGCGCTTCGCCACGCTGCATTAGCGATATCGGCAATGGGTTGCGTCGGCAAAGGCGCTGCCAGATCAGAGGAAGACAGCGACTTGGCCGCGTCAGCAGCGCTCATCGAAGGGGCAGCCGCTAGCTCTTTGAAATTGGATGCGGGACAGACGCCGTTTGAGGCTGTTAGCTTGATGCCAGGACAGAGCGTTTTATTGTTGGACGATTTTTGAGGTGCGCCCAGCGAGCCGTTGTCTTCCGTATAGGAGCCGCCCGTATCAGAAACAACGGTGCGTATCAGGTGGCAGAAACCGTCTGAGTTCAAGACAGCGCGTTGCGTACCATGTCCACCGGAAATCGTGAAGTCAGTATACGAAGCACCTAAACAAGCGGTGGCCGGAGAAGTGGCAACCGCATTAGAAAAGATATAAACGGTATCCGGAGGTGCGAGGCCCGCAGGCGTATTGATCGAGCTAGGGTTATCCCCAACTTGCACACTTCCGTTTTTACCGTAGTACCACTTTGCCCCGAGATAGCCGATAGCCCAGCCAACAGCACCGGCCACTGCAAGCGCCCCTATGACAATAGCGCCGACCGTTCCCCACGCTACCAGCGTGCTAGAAGCGGCAGCAGCCCCACCGGCAGCAGCTTGGGCTTGCGTCGCCTTCACCACAGCATCCGTCAGCGGATAGGAAGAACGCACCAACGTATTTGCCAAGCGGGGATCAGAAGCGGAAATGCCATTGGAAACGGCTTTAGCCTGAATCACACCGGCCAATGCATTCTGCACTTTCGAGACCGGTACATTAGCGCTATGCGCATCCAGCCAAACGGTCCACAGCGCTACGAGCAAGAGGAAATGAGCGCGCTTCATTTTGAAACCTCAAGGCCGACGACCACCGCCCACGCGCAAACCATGCCCCACGCGAATGCGATCAGATACCACCAGTTCGAGTAATTCACGCCTTCCCCCTTTTCGTATGGACGAAAAAAAGGACGATGCAGCGCTACATCGTCCCTGATTACAGCTTGGCGAACCTTAGGCCGACTTCAGGAACGCCATCACCAGCTTGGCCGCTTTCACGGTCACATGCACCACAGCCAAAACCGCACCGATGGCCAGAACGCCGGTCACGATGTCGCCGGACGAGACGGCACCGGTGATCGAACTCAGATCCACCGTGGTGCCAGCCGCATGAGCAGGCACCGCAGCGACTGCCGCCACACCAGCAGCGGCGACGGCTGCACCCTTCTTGAACTTGGAAAGCACTTGCATGGTTTTACCCCTATAAAACGCCGGAAACGTCCGGCAGCGCTTGCCCGACATAGGCAAATCTTTAACAGAAGGCGCGGAAGATCAACACGAAGTCCAGCACCCACAGAGCGGCGACGCCTGCCGCCAATAGTCCAGTTATTGCACCTGTTGACATCACCCCTCCCGAATCATTTGAAGTACTGCGCCAATGCAACGCCCGATCAGGAAACACGCCATCACCAGAGAGAAACCGGCAGTCCAGACACCAGCGACCGAAGACGCATCCGGCGTATCCAACGTTGTTTCCAGCAGCCCGACCTGTAGCGCCGCTGTACCGCCGTCGCACGAGAGCTTGCCGTCTACTGAAACGGTAGGCGCGGTATCTTGCGAGCAGTACAGGACGTACTTAGGCATCGGATTTATCGTTAGACGTCTCTTCTAGTCGCCTCATAATCCGAGGAGACCATTCGCGCATGACACGCCTTTCCAATGCCACCTTCACGAAAAACACGATGACCTGAAAGAAGAAGCCGCCAAGAATGGACGCTACAGAAAGCACCACAAGTAACTGCGCAGCAATGTGGTTTAATGTTTGATCATCAATTTGAATAGCCATCAACGACTCCAATGAACGTATTTACAGCGATATTTGGCAGTTGGGTTCCCATACTCCAACTTGCACTTGGCATATTCCTTTTGATCGCCGCACTAATTGGCGCGTGGGCACTTTATTGCCACATACAGTACGAGAAAGATAAAAGAGACTGGCCTGATTTTGACCGCTGACATAAAGGCTATTTATCGTTACGCGTAACGGAAATTAGGAAATCGAACTTGCGCCGCTGGCGAAACTCGCGCTGACGTTGTGCATTTGTTTTAGGTGCGAGCTTCGGCGGGCGGCCACGGCGGGGACTACTAAACAAATCCGCCGTGAATTTATCCGCCGCCTGTTTCATGGTCAGGCCGCAGCCTTTGCCGGTTCTTTTGGTGCGGCTTTTGGTACGTAGGGAACGATGGAATCCACCACGGACTGGATACGCTTGTCCTGGGCGACCGACAGCCGAAAGTCAACTTCGTACATCCCTCGCGGAATATCGTTGTATTGCTTCGGCAGAAGCAGTTCCCCAACGAGCGGTTCAACTTGGCCGGTATCTTTGTTGACGTGGTGGACGATGCACTGCGCAAAGCGCATGTCGTAAGCGTTGCCGGACTTTTTTCCAACGCCGGACAGGGGAACAACGTGAATGATTTCAATGATCGACTTAGCCATTTTTCGAGCCTCTAGACTGAATATTGAGAAGGGATAGGCGCACAGCCGGACGGATGCCCTCGCGCTTGTGATATGGTACGCATTAACCAAATATGCTTTAACCACAAATGGTTAATACAGGGCAAATATTAACCATATTTGGTTAATTAACCTAATCGGAGTTTTAAATGACGTACGAAGAATTCATAGCTAAAGCCATACAGGGGCGTAGCGTTAACAGCTTGGCGAAAGCCTGGGGCATACCTCAGACATCCCTGAGCAACTACTCACTAGGAAAAACGCTCCCGGATTTTTCGACGGCATTGCTATTAGCCAGAGAAGCGGGAATGGAAGAGGCGGAAGTATTCCGATTGCTCGCACGTGAAGATGCGAGGCGAAAAAAAGAAAAAGGACGAATCAAGCAGCCGCTAGAAAAATTATTACCGTCTTTTGATTTGTTACTGCGTACGGCAAACACCTGCTGGATTCGAATCCGGCGAGTGGCGCAGTAACTGATTTTGCCTATCAAACTTCCTACAAATTATGCGAAATCGACGAAATATAAACCCGGGAAACGAATTCGATAATTTCTCGCACAACGGGAACGATCTTTTCTCGCGGGTCACCTATCAACTCGACTAAATAAAACACGAGCCCATATGAGATATCCCAATATCAGATACGGTCACAAAGGCGAACTTGAGTTTTGGATGCAAGGACATTCAGTAAAGGACGTGGCAAAACGGCTCAAGCGTTCTGAGCGATCCGTGCATGATTGGCTGCACGGCAAACGCAAGGTGCCTTGGTGGGTTCCAGAGATACTCCGGCTACAACATTATGAATACCAAGACCGACTCAGACAAATGGGGTTTATCTCTCCTAAGACAAAGCTTGCCATCGCTACCGCCGATGTACTGACGTTTCCCAAGCCCGCCAGCCCGGTCAGCGCTCCGATAACATCACTCCAAAGGCCCAATGAATCCAACCAAACCAGCGCCCGCTAACACGGTGCTATACTGATCGAAAGCAGCCCAATGGCAACTACACTTTTTGATACCCACGAATACATAAAGCGGCTTGAGGCAACTGGCGTTCCAACCGAGCAAGCCGAAGCCCACGCAACCGCACTAGCCGAAGCCATGAATAACGAATTGGTCAAGAAATCTGATCTGAACGAGTTCCGCGCCGAAGTCGGTACCAGCTTCGCCGAGGTACGCGGTCAGTTCGAACTGCTCAAATGGATGCTGGGATTTATGCTTGCTGGTACCGTAGGTATTTTGTTTAAGATTTTCCATTGACCAGCGCCCTGCCCTTCACAAAATGCAAAGCCCCGGATTTCCGGGGCTTTTTTTGCGCCTTTTGAAGCTCAAGATCATTCCAGACCATATCAGTGCTGCACGAAAGCTTGCGCAGCAACAGTGCCCCATACACGGCGGTAATTGGCCCCAGTGGTTCACGCAGGATCGGGTTTCAGACTTTTTAATTTTCGTATTCCGAAAGTGCCACTACCCGTTTAAATATCGTGTGACCCTACCCCAATAAATTGCACCGCTTAGGAGCAGAAATCTCGGCATGCTTTTGATCTCAAAAAGAGGAGTGATGCCATGAAGAGGGAAGGAACACGAGGCAAAAGCAAAAGACCTTAAGTAATCGAAAGCCCCGGCTATTCCAGGGCTTTCGTACAAGCTAGATAATTAGAAACAAATCTTCTGACCGTCTTCGTAGGTGCAAGCTTGATCGTCCTTCGCTGCGTTCACGCGACGGCCACTGGCCAAGTTGGGCTCCGCAAAGACCGAGGAGGCAAAACCAACCAACAGAACAGCAGCTACAACAGTCTTGATGATACGCATGGATATAACTCCTTACAATGAGGTTAATGTCATCTCAACGGGAGATGACGTTCTTATTCTTATATACGCTCGCATTTTTAGGCTGACAAATTACTTACAATTTAATGACCTAAAAATAAGAATCGTAAGGTTTTGTAACCATTAATTATCGCCCTTATCTTCTTGAGAAACACCGATTCTCCTATGAGAAAAAATATAATTAAAGCGCTAGATGAAAGCTCTATCGTTGAAATTTGATCTATATCGAGATGTAATAGGACAGTAAAATTAGACTCAACAATAGATTTTCCCAAGTAGCCTCGCGTTTTTATTCGCAAAAATGGGTTAAAACGGAGCAGCCAGCAAACTTCCGTGGCCTTGATGAGGTCCGGTTGCTATCCACATAACATCGAGCGCTTTGTTGTACCAAAATTGCGCACCGTCTAGGAGACCTGTACCGGCAATTACAAAGGCTGTCTGCACCGCACCCAGAGAGTTAGTGCTGGCGAGAGTCCAGCTCTGCACATTGGGCTTAGGGATGCCCCTTGACGCGAAATAGCGCTTCTGATCGAAATCCCTGCACTCCATTTGTTTACCGCAGTATTTAGCGATATAGGAGGCCAGTTTGTGAATGCCATTCTTGCCAAAGCCGAATTTGGAGGGGTTGCGTACGTCGATGTTTGACATCGAGCGGCCCTGCTCATCGACTCCGACGATGCTGGACCAGATGGAACGCAGAAGCTGATAACACTGACGGCCACGAACCGCCACATGGAAATGCAAAGCACCGCGCTGCTGCTCCTCAATCACGGCCACATAGTGGAAATCAACGCACTTCCCAACCCGACGCCGAAATCTGTCCCAATCTTTGAGCGCCTTTTCCCGGTCAACCATGTTGTCTCTGTAAGTTAGCGTAATCATCCGATCTGCCCCGATGGACTTGCAGCGCTCCCTTACGTTCTTCTTGGCATTGCGGGCAGCGACAGCTTCATTGCGCTCGCGGTTTTCGGATTCTCCGCGCTTGGTACGCTTACCGATAATCGGAGCGGGGCCTTTGAAGTGTTTTTCACGGCAGACAGTTACTTCTATCTGCCCGTCTGGATATGTGACCTTACGAGCCACGTAACGATCATTCCACGTGTTTCTGATGCCCTCATCGCTCCAGCCCGGAGCCTTTTGTTCGAATTCGTTGCAGGCATCAAACGAAAGGTTTGACAGATCAAAATCCGGGGTATAACTTGCAGACATTCATTCACCTATCTCAGCTAGTTGGATGAACGCCCTGATCGGATCGCGAGTCCTTTCAGGGCATTTTCTTTTCTGGACTACCCTTCCCTACTCTTTTCTTCTTTCGGTTTGTCTGCCTTGGCATCCCGCTTTAGGCTTGTTTCCGTTAAGTATGCTTAATACAAGTCTAGGCGCTCGCTTCGCTCGCGCCGTCCTCGCAAGCTGCGGGCGGCGCGATCTTGCTGCGCCTCTTTTCCGTTACGCGTAACGGAAATTCCCCTGCCTTCATCGAGCGCCGCAGCGCCTCGAGTCAACCGCATGAAACCTGACTTGTGAGTGCTTTGCACTCATGGGCCGTTGAGGCCGTTTCTCCGATCAACCCGCCACCGTTTTCCTGAGTTCTCCGCCTTTTCGATGAACGATAGCCGGCGCGTCTTTTGCCGCAAGGGGGCATTCATAAAAGCGCCAGCAACCGCGCTTTTACAAACCTTCCCCCTTGCGGCAAAAGCCTAATGCGCCGTCTATTCGATCATCGGGCGAAGAACTCAGGAAAACGGCGGCAGGCGGTGGAGTAGAAACGACCGAAACCGCCGGTCTTACGGAGGGCTCCGAATCTAGGAACCCGGTCAGCTTTAACACCACCTCGAAGGCGCGATCATGGAACAACCAGAACTGCCCCTGCTGCATTTCCCGTATC